TAATTGTTTTTTCTTCTCTTCTGAGCAAGAAAACACAAAGTATACGAGAAAACTAGAGAGAGTAAGTAAAGCAGAAGATTGTGAGGGAGAGGCACCCAAACTATCTTCTTACAAGACAAAAGAAGCAATACAAAACAGAGTTCAGGTGTTCCTTTGCGGTTCATCGTTCTCTGCAAACTATACACTGGCAATACTGGAGCAGATAAGAGACAGGCAGATAGACATTTTCTACATAAAGCCAGATGTAGACCTATTAATTGGAGAAGTAAAATTACAAGAGAGAGCAATCTTTGGTATCCTACAAGAATACGCAAGATCTGGTTTGTTCAACAGTTTTACAATCTTCTCTAACCCAGCCATCGAGAAGACAATAGGTGAGATACCAATAAAAAAATACTTTGAGATGATAAACAAAAACATCTATTATGCTGTTCATTATCTAAATGTATTTGATCATACGACACCGCTTGTAGGTAATCTTTCCAAGCCCTCAGAGGTACAGAAAATACGCTCTGTTGGCATCATTTCGGTTGACAAATTAAGTGAGCAATGGTACTATGATTTACAGGAAGATCGTGACGTAGCATACTATTTATGTATAGCAACTGAGCGCTTAGAGAACGATGGCAAGCTTCATGCGAAGGTAGTCCAGAGTCTCAAAAGCAAACCCCGGAATGCATTCAAGAATGTGACTTATGCTATCTATGAGTCACCCTACGAAAGCGATTTTGGATTCTGCGTAGCACATACAAATTTTATTCAAGGATTAGTACTTGACAGCACAGGCTGATCACGTTACATTAGAGATGAGCAAGGGAACGCTCTAAACATCACCCAAAACAAATACGCTTGACAGGACTTGGAGAGCGTGTTACATTGAGATGGCGAGGAACGCTCGTCATACTATAGCCCAACACAAGGAGAACATTATGGGAATCAACATGGAACTTATGCGGAAGAAGCTCGCCGCACTTCGTGGAGAAGGAAAGAGCGACCGAACCAGTGTGTGGTTCAAGCCAGAAGAGGGAGATACTGACATTCGTATCGTACCCGCAGCAGACGGAGACCCACTCAAGGAAGTCTTCTTCCACTACAACATCGAAGGTCATCGCGCTGGTGTGATGTGCCCGAAGCGCAACTTCGGTGAAGAGTGCCCGATTTGCGATTTTGCATCACAGCTTTGGCGTGATGGTACTGAAAGCAACGACGAGGAAACCAAGAAGCTTGCAAAGTCTCTCTTTGTTCGCACTCGTTACTTCTCACCGGTAGTTGTTCGTGGTCTTGAGTCCGAGGGCATCAAGGTCTATGGTTACGGCAAACAGGCATACGAACTGCTTCTTGGTTACATCCTTGACCCAGAGTATGGTGACATCACCGATCCCAAGGGCGGCACTGACATCACTATCACCTACACCAAGCCAACTCGTCCGGGTGCATACCCACAAACCAACATGAAGATGCGTCGTAACACCACTGCACTTCTTGAGGATGCAGACGCAATTCCGGGTCTGCTCCAGAACATGCCCGACATTGACGCACTTTTCACCCGTCATAGCCCGAAGGAAGTCAGTGCAATTCTTGACTCCATGCTTTCGGGTGACAAGTCTGCTGAGTCTCGTTCCCGTGAGACTACACAATACAACCAGAAGTCAAGCGTTGATAAGGCGTTTGATGATCTGATGGCTGGCTAGTAAAAGCGTACCGCTCCAGTCGCCCCCACCCCTAAAAAGGTGGGGGTTTTTGTTTGCACTTTTGCTTTTGGTATGTTATAATTACTAATGAGCTTCGGCTCGAAATTAAAGAAAAATAAAGAAAAGAAAAATTAAATAAAGGAGAACTATATGGCTAAAGCAACAGCTAAGGCTGGGCGTGTATCTATGTCCGATCTTAGAGCAATGATAAACAAGAAGGCAAAGCGTAATGTCGCACATGACCTTCGTGAAGATAACCCGACAGAAGTAAAGTTATGGATTCCTACAGGATCTCGATGGCTTGACTCAATTATCTGCAAGGGCAAGTACGCAGGTATTCCAGTTGGAAAGGTAACAGAACTTGCAGGACTTGAGGCAACAGGTAAGTCTTTCCTCGCAGCACAGATTGCAGCAAATGCACAGAAGATGGGTATTGGAGTTGTATACTTTGATTCAGAGTCTGCAATTGATCCCGGTTTTTTGGAACGTGCAGGTTGTGATCTAGAAACACTTATGTATATTCAGACACCATCTGTTGAGTTTGTGCTTGAGACAATTGAAGACATTCTTGGTGCGACAGACGACAAGATGTTATTTATCTGGGACTCCCTCGCATTCACTCCCTCAGTATCAGATGTTGAAGGGGACTTCAACCCACAATCTTCAGTGGCAACCAAGGCACGTATTCTTGCCAAGGGTATGTCAAAGTTGATTGTGCCGCTTGCAGATAAACAGGCAACTTTCCTTGTCCTCAACCAGTTGAAGACAAACATCCCACAGGGACCGATGGCTCGTCAAATTGCAATGACAACCCCTTACATCACTCCGGGCGGTAAGGCAATGCACTACTCCTATTCTCTTCGTATCTGGCTTACAGGTCGTAAGAGCAAGGCAGCATACATCGAAGATGACAACGGTTTCCGTATTGGATCCGAGGTTAAGGTAAAACTTGAAAAGTCTCGCTTTGGAACACAGGGAAGAAACTGTACATTCCGTATTCTTTGGGGAACAGACCATGTTGGCGTTCAAGATGAGGCATCTTGGTTTGAGGCTCTCAAGAACTTTATGGATGTTTCAGGTTCTTGGTATACTTTTCAGCATGGCAGCTACTCCAAGCGGTTCCAGCCCAGCAAGTGGGTAACTCTTCTTGAGAAAGACGAAGAATTTAAGAAGCATGTTATGGAAAAGATGGATGAAGTTGTAGTCCAGAAGTTTGATAAGCGTGAAGGCGATGCTTCAGAGTTCTATGAGGTAGACAAAGCCTCTTGACAGCGTGCCTCCACCCTGTTATATTATGGGGTGGAGGTAATCTATGAAGCGTGTACTCGTTATCGACGCCCTCAATATGTTTTTGAGGGCGTTTATTGTTGATCCCAGTCTGTCTCAGCACGGACAGCCAATCGGTGGCATCAAGGGATCATTCAAGATTTTACAAAAATTGGTAAGAATTACAAAGCCAAATGAAATTGTTATCTGCTGGGATGGACCCAATGGTTCACAAAAGCGTAAGACTCTGAACTCAAACTACAAAGAAGGTCGTAAGCCCCTGCGTTTGAACCGCGCTGTTCACAATCTAACTGAAAATGAAGAGCTACAGAACAAATTGTGGCAGCAGATGAGAACAATTGAATACTTCAACCACATGCCCATCATTCAGCTTATGTTGGAAAGGGTTGAGGCAGATGATATCATTTCGTATGTTTGTAATTCTCGACATTATGATGGTTGGCAAAAGGTAATTGTCTCAAACGACAAGGACTTCTTGCAATTGTGTGACGAGGAAACTGTAGTCTACAGACCAACGACAGATAAGATTGAAACAAAGAAGACTGTGGTTGAGTCACTCGGTATCCATCCGACAAACATGGCTCTCGCCCGCGCAATGGTTGGTGACTCAAGCGATAACCTTCCGGGTGTTAGTCGTGTTGGCTTCAAAACAATTGCTGGTAAGCTACCCTTTATGGCAGAGGAGCGTTCTATCACAATTGATGAACTCATTGATCATTGTGAGAACATAGAATCAAAACTAAAAGTTTATAAGAACATTGTTAGTTCTCGTGCCCTTATCGAACACAACTACGACATGATGCAGCTATATTCTCCTCTTATCTCTGTTCAGGGCAAGCAGACCATTGATTATGGGCTTGAAAACTTTGAATGTGATTTTCAAAAAACAGAACTTCTCAGGCTTATGTTAGAAGATGGCTTTGGTGAGTTAAATTGGGAAGAGTTAAAAACATTCCTAAACAAAATTTCAAGGGAATGTAATGAGAAATGACACTATTTACTACCGAGGTGTAGTAAATGGAAGAACTTTACGAATTTGATGAAGATTTTCTCAACGAAGAGGAAGTTGAATTAGATGAAAAGAAGAAAAAGAAAAGTGGCGGCAAGAAAGACGCCTGCTATCACAAGGTAAAGGCTCGCTACGATGTGTGGCCATCTGCCTACGCCAGTGGCGCACTTGTCAAATGCCGCAAGGTTGGTGCTGCTAACTGGGGCAACAAGTCAAAGAAAAAGAACGAAGGCATCGAGTTTGACGATCACCTTCTTCAGATCATTAAAGAGGAATACGCAGCCGTCATAGCCGAAAAAAAAAAGTTAACGGCTAAGCCTTCTTCCGAGAGTAGCCTCAAAGACTGGTTTGGTCGCAAGGGTGCTCCCGGCAAGAAAGGTGGCTGGGTTGACTGCAATACTTGTCGCAAAGACAAGAAAACTGGCAGAAAGAAATGCTCCCCCTGTGGACGCAGCGGCAGCGAAAAGAGATCAAAATATCCTTCATGTAGACCTACCCCCGGCGCATGTGGCAAAAGAGGCAAGTGGGGTAAAAAATCAAAGGCAGGAAAGAAAGGATGAAACTCACAAAGACAGAATTAATAAAACTTATACAAGAAGTCGTGGAAGAATCACACACCAAGGCTGATGAAGAAAAATTAAAGAAGATTTCTAAGCAGTTGAAAAAGTCTACTACTATGCATAAGAAGCAGGCTGACGACCTTGATGATATTGTTGATCGTTCTGATGATGACGAATTGAAAGAAGGCGTTAACAATGGTAAGATTTCCAGAAGCTATCTTTCTACTGTAATTAAAGAAGAAATTCAAACTGTTCTTGAATCATTTGAACAAGATTTTTTAGACAGCGGTGATCCAAGAGATTACTACAGTAATGCAAAAACTCTTGGGGTAATGGCAAGACCTAGACTTAGCGTAGAAGAATTGTTTGTTTTATTCGGTAATCAATTGATTGAAATGTATGACAAAGAGGCGACGACAGAAGAGGGTGTGCCTATTCATCATCTAAAATACGATCTAGGCAGAGAAGGCATTCACAATATAATGGAACTTATTAAGAATTTTGATAATAACCCTCATAAAGAACAAGCAATTTTTGATATTAGACAAAATGACAAAGGTAAATATATTTTAGTGGCAAATAATAGGTTTGAAAGAGTTGGTTTGTTTGAAAAGAAAAAGAAGAAACCTTGTAAACCTGCCAAGGGCAAACGCTTTGCAAAACGAGTAAATGGCAAGTGCCGTTCTTTTGGACAAGCTGGGCAGGCTAAGGGTGGTGGCGATCGCATTCGTCCCGGTACCAAGAAGGGTGATGCATACTGCGCACGATCCGCAAAGATCAAAAAGTGTAAGAACCCACCTTGCGCTAACGATCTTTCACGAAAGAAGTGGAAGTGTCGTGGCTCTAAGTCAATGAAATAGTTAGCCACTGTCAAGACTAAAAAAAAGTTCTAACTCGCCTTGACTTTTAATCTAGGTGTGTTATATTTAGTAGTGCGAGACCTAGGAGAGACATGCTTGCACACAAAGCAGACTTTGGGAGGTACGGTAAGTCCTTCCAAGAGGGGCTTGTTCAACTCATATTTGAGGACAGACCCTTCGCAGATCAGATCACTGAAGTTCTAGATGTTGAGTTTCTAGAACTTGAATACCTTCGCACGTTTGTTGCGAAGATTGTGGAATACAGAACAAAGTATGGAAAGCATCCTTCCACAAATGCTATGATTTCCATCCTTCGGACCGAACTCGATAGAGAGTCAGAAGTAACCCAACAGCAAGTTCGTGACTACTTTGCGAGAGTCCATACAAATGAAATTGCTGATGACATAGACTACATCAAGGAGACTTCTCTTGATTTCTGTCGCAAGCAGAAGTTGAAGGAAGCTATGATGAAGTCTGTTAATCTTCTTCAGACTTGCTCATTCGATGAGATCTCAAAAGTTATCAACGATGCACTCAAGTTAGGTTCAGAGAACAACTTTGGACACGATTTCATTGCAGACTTTGAAGAGCGATACAAGCCAAAGTTCAGACTACCAGTTACAACAGGATGGAACGAAATTGACAACATCACTAGCGGTGGACTTGGTAGAAACGAGCTTGGTGTCGTTATTGCTCCTACTGGGGCAGGTAAGTCTATGGCTCTTGTTCACCTTGGATCTCAGGCTATCAAGGAAGGCAAGACTGTTGTTCATTACACTTTGGAGTTGCAGGATACAGTTGTTGCTTGTCGCTACGATTCTTGTATCACACAGTATCCTCTATCCGATCTCGGTAACTTCAAGGATGAAATCTTTGAAGAGATCAAGGATCTTGACGGAACACTAATCGTCAAGGAATATCCAACCAAGTCTGCATCTACGAACACAATCAAGGCACACCTTGCCCGTCTAGTAAAGAGGGGTATAGAGCCCGGTATGGTCATTGTAGACTACGCAGATTTGTTGCGCCCTGTGGTAGTCCGAAAAGAAAAAAGGACGGAACTGGAGTCAATCTACGAGGAACTACGAGGGCTTTCCAACGAATTCAACTGCCCTGTTTGGACTGCCTCTCAGACCAACCGTTCTGGTCTTAATGCAGAGGTTGTAACCATGGAGCAGATCTCCGAGGCATTCAACAAGTGTTTCGTCGCTGACTTCATTTGTACTCTGTCTCGTACTATCGAAGACAAGCAGAATAACAAAGCCAAGATGTTTATTGCAAAGAATCGTAATGGACCCGATGGTATTGTTTATGACCTATTCATGGACACATCGAATGTGTGCATCAAAATGTTGCCCAAGCCAGTTGTTCCTTCTGGTACTGCAGCACAAGTTGCAACCAACCCTGTTGTTGTAACAGTCAAGGAACAAAGAGAAATATTGAAGAACAAATACGACAAGTTCAGAAAGCTAAGGAGTAACGCAAAATGAGAACACACATTCGTAGATTTAAACTATCAGATACATTTATAGATCAATATAAGGAACGTGAGGTTCCTTGGGGTCCACTGGGTTATGTAACCTTCAAACGCACCTATGCTCGCAGACTAAGCGAATTCGATGAGGAAGCTACTGGCACCGAAGAATGGTATCAAACATGTAGACGTGTCATTGAGGGTATGTTTGAGATGCAGAAGCAGCACGTTTATCGTCTTGGTCTCGAATGGAATGATAACAAGTCACAAAAGACGGCAAAGGACGCCTACGATCGTCTCTTCAATCTAAAGTGGACACCACCCGGTCGTGGTCTTTGGATGATGGGGACCAAGTTCGTAAACGAGCGCACTGCTGCTGGTTTATTCAACTGCGCTTTCCGCTCCACCCGAGAGCTAAATACAAAGGGCGGCTACCTCTTCTCTTGGATGATGGACGCACTTATGTTGGGTATTGGTGTCGGCTTCGATACTCTTGGCGCAGGAACCCTGACTGTCCAGCAGCCTGAGTTTACCACTGAGAATTACGTTATTGGTGACTCTCGCGAAGGGTGGGTTGAGTCTGTAAAGATTCTTCTCAATGGTTTCTTATTTGGAGCCAAGGTTCCACAGTTTGATTACTCTGCTATTCGTCCATACGGTGCTGAGATAAAAGGCTTCGGTGGAACCTCAAGTGGCTATGGTCCACTTAAAGAATTGCATGATAGTTTGCATGAACTTTACAATGCGAGAATAGGTCAAGAAATTACTTCTGTTGACATCGTAGATACGGAGAACCTAATAGGTCGCTGTGTTGTCGCAGGTAACGTTCGTCGTTCTGCTGCGTTGGCTCTTGGTGGTCACGAAGACTTTGATTACCTACAGATGAAGAATGACTCCGAGAAGTTGGCTCACCATCGTTGGGGTTCTAACAACTCTTTCCACGCTATTGTTGGTCAGGACTACACTTGGCACGCAGAACAGTCACAGAAGAACGGAGAGCCCGGCTACATTTGGCTAGATAACGCAAGAACCCGTGGTCGCTTTGCTGATCCTCCCCGTGATGACGACAAGAACGTTATGGGCTTCAACCCCTGCGTTGAGCAGCAGTTGGAAGACGCCGAATTGTGCTGTCTTGTTGAGACTTTCCCAGCCAAGCACGAGACCTACGAGGACTACCTCGCAACACTCAAGATTGCCTACCTTTATGGTAAGACCGTTACTCTTGCTAATACTCACTGGGCTGAAACCAACGCAAAGATGCTCAAGAACCGTCGCATCGGTCTTTCACAATCTGGTGTGGTTCAGGCTTTCAATAAGTTTGGTCGCCGTCAGATGCTTAACTGGTGTGATAATGCTTACGAATATGTCCGTGAGCTAGACAAACAATACTCTGATTGGCTTTGCATCCCTCAGTCTGTTCGTATGACCAGTATCAAGCCTTCTGGAACAGTTTCGCTTCTAAACGGTTCTACCCCCGGTATCCACTACCCCGAGGATGAATACTACATTCGTCGTATTCGCTTTGCGGCTGATAGCGATATACTCCCCGCTCTTGAGGCAGCAGGATATAAGATTGAGCCCGACCATTACTCACCGAATACTATGTGTGTAGAATTCCCTGTTCACGAAGAGCATTTCAAGAAGGGCAAGCGTGAGATTACAATGTGGGAACAATTGGAGATCGCAGCACAATATCAGCATTTCTGGGCTGACAACTCTGTCTCAATCACAGTTACTTTTAAGCCGGAAGAAGCATCCGACATCAAGACTGCTCTCGAAATGTATGAGACCAGACTCAAGGCTGTTTCATTCCTTCGCTACGAAGAGACTGGCTATGTTCAGGCTCCATACGAACCTATAACGCGAGAACAATACGAAGAGATGTCAAAGAACATTACACCTGTTCAGCGCTTCTCTACCGATGAAGGTGGCGCAGGCACCAAATTCTGCGATGGTGATTCATGTGTTTTCTAATGGAGGAATTATGAACTTTAATCACTTACTAACTGAAAGAGAAAATAAACAGGCATGTAGAAATAAGACTTACAAGATGTGCAAGTGGAAACCTGTTTCCGAAGGTCGTGCTACTGCCGCAAGTCAAGTGCATTTTGATATGGTGTGCGACACTTGTGGTTGTAGAACCACAAAGTTTATGCATTTTAAAGAATATGATATACATGAAAAAGTTATCAAACAGGAGATAAACAATGTTTAAACCAGTAAACCGACACATTCTTGTGGATTATTCTCCACCGGAAGCAAAGCCCGAAAGTGGTATTCTTTTACCAGATGATTATGTTGCACCAACAGAAGACTATGTAACAGTAAACGTTCTTGGTTGGGCAGACGACGTAGTTATTCCTGTTCACGAAGAAGCACAAGTGATAATTGATAAGAAGATGCTTGAGAAAATAACAGTCGAGCATTCTAATTACTATCTAATACTAGAGAATTATGTTATAGGAGTAATCGATTGAATGGATAAGGATTTTTACAACCAGTCATCTGCTTCAAATCTAGGTTGGGATCCAACTTGGTTTGGTGAAAAGCATTTTGACGACAAACTGGTGCGTGCCATCAAGCGTTTTCAAAAGCGCTATGGCTTAAAGGCTGACGGTCTATGTGGACCTACCACTTTCCGTCGTCTATGGGTCGAGAGACAAGAAAATATTGATGATCACAAACCAGAAGATCCTCACTATTCAAACTACATTGTTTACAATGGTGAGTTTACCCCAATCAAATGGGATAAACTTGTTCTATGGTCCGAGCGTGGTGGTCTTGCCGCCCGCTCTGGCACCTACTACGACTACACAGGCAGACCAAAACGCGACGTTAAATTATTCGTCAACCATTGGGATGTCTGTTTGTCCTCAACACAATGCCAAAAGATTTTAGACAAGCGTGGCATAAGTGTTCACTTTCTTATTGACAATGACGGCACAATCTACCAGACTCTTGACCTACAACACGCAGCGTTTCACGCAGGCAACGTAAATCGCAAGTCTGTTGGTGTCGAGATCTCAAACGCTTACTACCCGAAGTATCAGAAAACCTACGTGCGTAAGGGATTTGGAGAAAGACCTCTGGTTGAGGGCGCAAGAGTTCATTTTAGCGAACTTGATCCTTTCTTGGGTTTCTATCCAGTTCAAATAGAAGCACTCAAGGCATTATGGGGTGCCGTTCACAATGCTTGTGATGTTCCTTACGAGACTCCACTAAACCAGTTTGGCAAAACTTCTACAGTTTATGAGCAGGCTTGGACTTATGGTAAGGAACGCGGTTTTGTCAGCCATTATCATGTTAATAAAGGGAAGACCGACTGCGCAGGGCTAGACATAAAAACTTTGCTTGAAGATCTAAAATGAAACTTATAATTGAAAACTGGAAAAGATTTATAAAGGAAAGCATAGACGAGCCCGGAATTCTAAAAGGCGCTCCAGAGACTCAAGAAGATTTAGATACTGTTTTTGAAATCTTAGAACTAGCAAGTTTAGAGGGCTTTAGTGGTGCTTGTGCGGAGGCAGCAATAGCAATCAATAATGTTCTTTTTGATGGAGAAGGTACATTAGTGGCGGCTGTAAATAAACATTTATGGATTAAAAATAAAAGAATGGTTGGGCATGTTGCGGTGTTTTTTGAACCAGATGGCTCTTATTGGGATACAGAGGGACAAAAAGAGTGGGAAGAAATCGAGTCTTGGGGGATGTTAGATCCAGAAGATTCTGACTATAATTTTAACACTGAAGATGAGGCTTATGAGATTGTTCGTTTAGAACCAACAGAAGAAGAACTAATAGAACACTTTGGCGGCTGTTTATATCCTAAAATGGTAAGACAACTGAAGAATGCAAAACTGAAAGTGTTGGAAAATAAACTAAAAAACTTTGCTTGAAGACCTTGACGACTGACCTATGACCTGTTACATTACTAATGTAACGGAGAACAAATGAAAAACGAAGTTGAGTTGATGGGAACCTACGGGAGTGATGAAACACACGCACTCTCGGCTTGGACTAGCACTAGTCGCCAGTTAGGACCAAAGAAGCGTGCCCGAATGGGTAAGTTGCTTATGATGCTAGCAACCGAAGGTCACCACACGCCGTTTGAGAAGTCGTCTCTTCACTTTCTCGTAACGACCGACATCGCTACGCACATTCACCTACTCAAGCACCGCATTGGCGTAAACATCAACGCAGAGTCGGCACGCTACAAGGAGTTCAAGATTGATAAGTATTACCTACCTGTTGATTGGGATGAAGAAGAGCGCGGTGAACTAGAAGCCTTTATCAAGGACGCTTACGACCGCTACCACAAGTGCATTGCTCGTCTAGAAGAGAAGGGCTATTCACGAAAGCGTGCGAAGGAAAGTGCCCGTCTTTACCTTCCCTACGGCATCCAGATCACTTGCGACATTATGTTCAATTGGCGCTCTTTCGCTCATTTCCAGAAACTACGAAATGACGAACACGCCCAGTTGGAGGTTCGTGAGGTCGCAGCAGAAATGCTACGACTTGTAGAAGAGCAGGGCGACTTCCCTATGACGATTGAGGCTATGACCGCAGCAGGAATGCTTCCAGTTAAGGAGAACGAAGAATGAAAATCAAAGGACCATTTTGGATTGAATCCAAGCCAAGCGAAGGCTCTCTTGCTGGGACTATACTTTACAATCAATTTGCTTCTTTTAGTGGTAAAGAGATGGATTACGAATGCCCTCATCACGCAGCAGAATTAATGAATGTCTTACTGACGCCTCAAGATGTGGAGATGATAGGAGACACAGACCCAAGTTCTCTTTTTGCTACCGTTGGCACTATGTCGTGGCGTTCGATGCCTAATTATCTACAAGAACCCTTGGCAGATTTGAATGTGTTTGGAGAAGACACAATTGTTGCTATACGACATTGGGTCCTTAAAGGTGATGAACTTTATCCTATTGTTGTAGGAGAGAACGAAGAATGATTGAAAACCACTATGAGGTCTGTTCTTATTGTGAAGGCAACGGCTACGACGAAGAAGGCGAGTGCCCTAACTGCCTTTCTCGCTGTGTTGTTCCTACTCTTGAAGCCCTCGATCTGATCGATAGGCTGAGAGCAGAAAACAAAAGACTAATCCTGTTGAGAGAAGAACTCCGTGCCGAGGTTACTAAACTTGAAATGGAGAGCACAGACGATGAACTACGCGAAATGCTAGATCTTGCAGCAAAGCACGAAAACGAAGCAACAGCAGAGAACGAGGCTATGAGAGAAAGGCTAAAAAAGATCAACAATCTTTCTCGTTATGCCGCAGAGCAAGTAGTGAGAAAGCCCAAAGAGGCACAACTAATCTTTGAAAAGATTCATAAACTCTCAGGCGATCGAGACGGGAGAATTTTTTAAATGAAAGTCGGTGATTATGTACAAGGAAGTTCGCCTGATGACAATATCTTTTTTGAAAGAGGGATAATTGTTCAAGTCTGGACAAACTTAAAACCTGTTTCGATACCAACTTATTGGGTTTGGCTTGAAAGAAAAGGTTTTCACCATGAGTTTTTTCATAACCAGCTTAAACTACTATCGGAGGCATAATGAACCATTACTTCTATTGTTTAAAATGTAATTCCAAAACATACTATCGCTATGTAAGTGGGTTCCATCCACAGCCGGGTTGTCTAAAATGCAATGTTTGGTTTGAGAAACCAGAACCAAGGAGCAAATAATGAATCTAATTCCCCCAACACAATGGGAGATTCAAAAGGTTGCCGAGGCTTGCTTGGAGATTGCTACGGATCTGTTCCCTGTGACTGTGGGTGCTTATCGTAGGATTAGAGGTGAAGAATGATTGAAAAAGAAGTCGAAGCACTTATCAAAGGTGAGGAATTTACTGGTGAGTTTCAAGGAGTCTCTTATGAAATAGAAATCTCTTGGGGCGAAGATTGGTGCGTACTTGTTGATCTGGTAAATTTCAAGCCACTTGCTGATTCCCACACTCATTTTTGGCTAGGAAAGGTACGAGACGCAGTTATCGAAGATGTTCTTTACGATGCTATCTACCAACTCCCAGAAGTAAAAGCCTTTCAAAAGCGGATTGATGCTATGAGAAAGGTCGATGGAGATATTT